CACGACGCTGTAGCCGGTGTCAGTGCCGGCGCCTTTGCTGACGGCGACTTCAACAAATAGCGTGCCCTGTGGGCCCTGCGCCCAGAGGTCAACGATCATGGCGTCGCCTGTCGTGTCAATCGCCACGGGTGACGGCGTATTGGCGACCAAGGGCTGGTTGTGACCAATGATCAGCTCAAGGCTGCCTGTCGCTGGCCCTGCTGATGGGACGCCACCACTGCTCGGACCGCTGATGCCAGCAGCGAAGGCGCGAGCACCGGCTGCACCGCCGCCTTGGGTGCGCATACCCGTGGGCAGCATCCCGCCACGGTCCTTCGGCAATAGGGCAACACCTGAACCCCACTTGCCACCAACCTTCGGCCCGTATGCCTTCCACTCCTTGATGTCGATATAGAAATCACCATCCACACCGTCGCTGAATGTGGGAACGCCTGCACCATGCAGAAGCCCGTTGCCATCACGACCAGCAGGGCCTGTCGCGCCCATCGGGCCACGTTCACCCGTCAGACCTTGAACCCCTTGGACATAGCCGGCCGTTATCAGCTCGCCTGAGTCCAGCCCTAAGACCAGCTGGCCGCTCACGATGCCTGCGGAGACGATCAGACCAGCCATACGCCTAGATAGGATTGAAATGCCAAGCGGCGGTCAGGCCCTTGGCGCGAACAACCTGGTGAGAGGTCGTTATGGCAAGTCTAAATTGCCTGCAATGTGGAGGCGCTTTCTACTGCAGGCCCTCCCGCATCACCGTAGGCAAAGGCAAGTTCTGCAGCAGAGAGTGCCGCACCCTGCACACTGGCGGGCTGACCTTGCAATTCCCCAAGGAGTACGGCGTCTTCATGACAGCCAAAGCTCGGTGCAAGGGCACTCAGAAAGAAAAGCGGTCGCGGTATCGCAATCGTGGCATTGAGTTCCGTTTTCAGTCCTTCGCTGAGTTCATGGAAGAACTTGGGCCGCGGCCTGATGGGATGCAGCTAGATCGGATTGACAACGACGGCCACTACGAAAAGGGAAACGTCCGATGGGCGACCCCGCAGGAGCAGGCAAACAACAGAGAAGTCACTATCACCCTCACTCATAACGGCAGGGCTCAATGCCTAAGTGACTGGGCCAAGGAAACAGGGCTTAAGGCAGAAACAATTTGGGCCAGGATCAAGAAACACGGCTGGTCTGTAGCGGATGCGCTTGAGACGCCCCGCTACGGCAAATACAGCTAGCCCTATTTGCGGCGCCGATACGGATTTCGCACGATCTCTCGCAACGCTTCATCAGGGGACAACACCTTCTTGCTGCCCTCTGTTCCCTTGATCATTTCGGCAAAGCGTCTCGCGTTCTCCTTCCCCATCACCGCAGCACGGGTGTCATTGTTTGCCCTGGCTAAGAAATCAGCCATCGTTGCCGCCTTGCCATTCTTCGGCGCCATCTCCCTCGCCACCTTGTAGAACTTCTTGTCGCCGACCCTCACCTTCTGCTTGTAGGTGCGGCCAGAGCTGGGCTTCTCCTTGCTGATCTCGACATAGCTGCGATCACCAACCTGCGTCAGGCTTTCACCGCTACGCCGTAGTTCAAGCTCAGTCGCCGTCACAGGCAACACGCGACAGCGGCAGTTCGGATGGATTGGCGTCTGCGGCAACCGATCACGATCCGTCACCTCCTTCCCATCCCACGGTGCGCACTGCATGCACACCCTGAAGTCGAACGTGGCATCAAACACCCAGCGTTCAATGATCTTCCCTGTGTGCTCTTCACCTGTCTCGGGATCGGTCCACGCCCATTCGTTATTGGCGTCCCAAAACTCCTCGTGGGCACGCTGACTCATGTCCATCACGGCAGTACGTGCAATCGCCTTGTTCCGTGTCATCGCAACCCGCCCCATCCCAGGCAGTTGCGCGGCAATCTCATCATTGGTCTCGCCAATCAAGAACCCACGTTTCACCACGCCATCGATCAGCTTCAGGTTGTCCTTAATCCACGCGCTCATCTGATCGCTTGGCATGAAGATCTCCTCCAGGCTCTTGCCCAGCACCTGCGTCTTCCGTGTGATCGCCACCAGCTGCGTGCGCGTGAACTGCAGTGTGTTCACGGGCAGCTGGCCGCTCACGGTCGGTACTGACAAGCTCAATCCATCACGCGGGATTGAAGCGATCAGTTCCTGCTCAGGGTTGTCCTTTGTCGCAATGCGCAGCCAGTCATGCGCCCATTGCACCTGACGCAACACCTCACCATCTAACCCCTGCCGTAGCTCGTTGTAGAACGTGCGATTGGCAGTGCTGAACATGTCAGCCAGCTGCAGCCTCAGCTGCTTGTATCTGATCTCACGTTCAAGCTGACCAGGCGGCATCGTCCGCAATGTCTCGCGGATGCTCTTGAAGATCATCGCCAGTTCAGGCGCAACCTTTCCTGCTAAATCACGCGATAGGTTTTCAAGCCGGATCGCATTGCGAATCGCAGCGAAGGCCTGCCGTTCGTCCATCAGCCATCAAACGGCTTCGGCTTCTCATTGGCAGGCTGCTCATACTCAGACGACAGCTCCATCTGTGCTTCCTGCTTCGCCAGATCCTGCTCCATCGACTGCAGCTGCTCCGCTTCGGTGGCAGACATCACCTCGTCGAGGTCCACTTCGTCGCCAAGCCATTCACCACGACGCAGCATCTCCAGCGCTGTTGCCTGATCCAGCAGACCAGAACCGAACAACGTATTGATTGCCGTGACGCTGCCGCCATCCAGCTTCTCAACGTCAAAGTCACGCGACAAGCCAACAACAGGTGGCTCTTGACCTGCGTACTCCGCTGCGATGTTGATCGCTTCCTGCAATGCTTGCTCAAGATCCAAGCTGATGCTTGCCAGGAGACTGTGTGAATCAGCCTTATCGAGCTGCTTGCTCAGACCAGACTCAGAAACCCGCTTCTGCTCAGCCAAGATGCTGATGCCCAAGTTGGACATCTGATCCGCGAGCTTGTCTAGCTCCTCCTGATAAGCAGCAAAGGCTTGGTTGGCAGGCTCGACGTACTCAACGCCGCCCTCAACAGGCATCGCCAAGGCCTTGCTCACATCAAGCTGCAGATTTGATCCTTGGTCGTCATAACCACGCAGCACGAGCAGCGGGAAGCCCGCCACCTGCAAGGCATTCAGATGCTGCGACTGCAACTTGTAATGTGCCAGGTTGATGTAGCCCACATCCAATAGCGGGGGCTTGCTGACCAGCGTCCCAGTCTTCTGCGAATAGGTCGCCACTAAGGGGATGTCGCTGAGGCTTGTGCGCCCAGACTCCACCTCTTCCCAACGACCACCAGGCTGCCCGTATTCCGTCGTACGGCTTTGACGGCGGTACAACCGATATTTGCCAGGCTCCAGAACCCTGATCTGCTCAACGACCGCTTCGCCGAACTCACCATCAGGTTCAGTCGTGACCTCCCTGATGCGCACTTGTTGCAGCTTGCCGCCGCTTTTGCGGATGTCCTGCCGCCAGCCAATGATGTCCCACGGATCAACAATCCCGAGATAAGGCTTCAGCTGAGCTTGCGTCTCATCGCGCAGCGTTCTGATTCCTTCTGCCTTGGGATAGTCGACCAGGATCCCGCCGTGGCCATAGCCAATGCTGGTACGCAGCAAACGCCGTGCAAACTCATCGAGGTCGGTGCCTTGACGGTCGACATCAGTCGCCCAATCAGCCCACCATTCCTCATTGCCACCTTCCAGCACGACCGGCTTGCGCATGATCAAGCCGATAGCGGCATCAACAATCCGTCCGGTGTAGGGGCTGAACAGATTGGACGCCAGGCGTCGCTGATAACACTCGTCGGTTTCGTTAGGCAGTTGTGGCACGTAGTTCTGCGCTACGTGCTTGAGGTAATGGTTCCCCTCAAGGACAGCCCGCATCACCTCCCAACGAGAGGCCATGAGGTAATAGGCCCCAATCGGTTGACTGGGGTCGTCCTTCACCGTTGCGCTGTTCTGCCCTGGCAGGTAACCAGCGCTGGCTCCTACCCAACCATCAGCCTTAACAGGTGAGACGGAACCGGAATACATCGTCCTTATTCGTCAGAAGTGGACTTGGCAGAACGCCGACGACGAGGCTGTTCTTCAACCTCTTCGTGCTTTTCAGCAATCGCCGCCTGATGAGGCGATTCTGCGAGGCTCTTGGGATCGACTGCACTCATCGGTCCCCAAGGACCCGGCCACCAAAGACCCATACGAACAACCTGCGCTCAAGTCAGTCTAAGGACCGTCGATCTGGTCTTCTCGCCGTTCTTCTTCTGTCCAATAGAGATCTTCGTTAGCGATCAGGAGGGAGTCGAAGCGAGATGCGTGCTGACTAGCGGCGATGTCGGCCTGCGAACGAAATTGCCCCCACTGATCGCGGGGGCGGGGCTTGCGCGGCGGCTTCCAGTCCATCAGTCGTTCCGACTAATCACACGGACGGCTGATGAGGGTTTGAACCTTGCCATCGGGTTTGATGGCAACGATCTTCTGGACACGAGGGACACCAGGCTTTGCCTTGAGGAGGCGGCCAACGGCGGTGACTTCAGGTTTGGTCATTTGTTCTTGAGTTGAGAGCGCAGGCTGCGAGCCCTTCGGCCCGTCACCTGCCTGTACTGCCGCATCACTCCAGAGTCGTACTTCTTGCCCAGTGACAAGCCGGCAGCAGTTTCAGCCGCAAACTCAGCGGGCTCCGTCATTGCATATCGGCTGACCCGACGCGCAGTTCGCTTTGCGTTCAATACCTTATCGACATCGGCATAGATCTCGCCCTTGCCGCGTAACTGGGTGTCCCAGCTCTTTGCCATCTGGCTACTGGGGTTTCGAACGTGGCCTAGCTCGTGTGCGACGTAGTGATTCGGCGATGAGGTCGAGAACTCGTTCTTCCGCCGCGACTGGATCATGTCTGCGCGAGGGTTCCGCCAGGCCGTATGCGACGCATTGACATCGACCTTGTTTGGCGTTTTCTCATTAACGCTGGCGACCGAATTGCTGCGCTTGTTGCTCTTCAGTGCCGACTGAGCGCCTGACGCCTCAATGCGTCGGCGAGCCTCGGCCACATTTGCCTTGGCGTCTGTTCCATAACCCTTGCCAGCTTTGCGATCAGTGCCGCTGTAGAGGTTCTGCGGTCTGAAGTTTCCACGCACGCGCTGACGAGCAGTTGCAGCCGGTGCAGGCGCAGCAGCCTCTGGCTTTGCCCTGCGATTACGACTGATCGTGTTCTTGGGCTGCACGCCTTCCTGCCGTCCTGTCACCGTTGCACGCTTATTACCCGCCTCAGTGCGCAGTCTCCCGCCACGTGCCGTTGCCCCGACGCTGGCAAACCGCCCTCGGTTGTCCCTGACGTAGCGGCGTCCAGCCATCGCACTATCTAGCCATAGGCCTAGCTTCCCTCAGGATACGGAGGACTAGTGACATCCTCTTGTTGCGTTGGCAGCTTGAGCGAAGTCACCTTGAGACGTTGAACCATCAGCGCCTATCCAGAGCTTTCACGGTGGAAGCCGCCAAACGTGAGATCTATGCCTGCGAGGACGTGGATCGACTGCGTGATGTGGCGCTGAACCTGATGCTGCAGGTGGAGGCGCTGCGTGACATGACCGCAGAGCTGCTGCTACGGCGTGGCTAAGGCAGGTAAATGGTGCGGACTGCGCCGTCTTCTGCCCAATGACAGTGCTGCCGGACTGGCAATGCCTCGGTGTAAATCGTGCGGGTCTGAGCGCCAACTGTGATGAAGCCAGCAGGTGCAGCAGGACGCGGAGGCAGGGTTACGCACTCACGACGCTGAGCAATGGAGATCGCGGCAATGGGGTAGTGGGCTTGAGCGGCGCCTGCGAAGACCACAGCGCCAGAGAGGAGGAGGGCTAGGAACTTCATCAGAGGGCTAGGTATCCGTATGAAGAGAGGGGGAGAGGCCGCGAGATCCGCCCAGGCTGCGGCGCGCTCCCTGCTGCCACTATGACCCAAGGGTCAACCCCATGCCTAGGGACAATCGGTGACGATTTGTTGCGCCCTACGGAGGGGTCTACCCCAAGGCGTATGGTTAGGGAGTCCAGGGAGCCCCAAAGGCTGATTCACCCCTCACACACATGGACTACCGCACTTCCTTCCTCCCTCTCCTCCTCGCTATCGGCCTTACAGCCCCAGCGAAGGCAACAACCTTCCAAGACTCCTACGACCTCGTTGATCTCATCGAAGCCACCGGCACTGAAGTCTCACTCGTCGTCTGCAAAGACAAAGGTGCATCCGGCTACTACGAATCAGACCCCAGCAAAAAGCTGGATCGCATGACCCTCTGCAAAAACAATATCGACTTCAGCGATCCCGCCGCTCTCTGGGAAACCGTTGTCCATGAAGCCACCCACGTCATGCAGGCCTGCACTGGCACCAATGCCCTCGCTCAGGAATGGCACCCACGCATGTGGCGCGACCTTCGCTCCCAAGCACCTCACTACTCAAAAATCCTCACCACTGAATACAACAGCGAAACCAGCGTCAACGAAGCAGAAGCCTTCTGGATGGAACTCCAAGAACCAGCACAGGTCCTCGATCTCTTCAAGCGCAACTGCTCCTCTCAACTCGGCAAGTAGTCAACACATCTAATCAAATGAAGCTCTTCCCCCTCGCTGCTGCTCTCCTCCTCTCCGCACCAGCACACGCCTACGAAGAAGGACACAAGTGGGACACTCGCACCTACTTCGCCCAAGACAAGTCTCTTTCCCTCTTCAACGCCGATACGCCTCAAGCACGCTGCGCTGCTCAAGGCAAGACCTACTACGAACGCACAAGCGGCGTCTCCTTCCTTGGCATCCCTATCTCCAAACAAGTCGTCTGGAGCGGTTGCCTCACTGACGGTGAAGCCGCAATGGCCGGCGCTGGCACCACTACTTACTCACAGCCTTACCGCCCACCCACTTCCGTCTATCAACCTCCTCGCACCTGCTACGGCACTGCAACCGGCTACGGCACATACACAGGCACCTGCTACTAGCACTGCGTCTAATCACCACACAGAAACGCCCGCGTTGCCCGTCTTCCAGGGCTTCACTTGGTTGAACGCACCCAGAATCAAATACCCCAGGCCATCAGTCCAGTGCTCGATGCCAGCTGTCTTGTCAATCACGTAGTCCTCCGCGCCCTCCTTATAGGTCACGTTCTTCAGTGCCTTGATCGTGTGCTTGCAACGTGGGTGGATGAACAGCCTGATCTGGGTGTCAGCTGTGCGGATCATCCA